AAGAGCACCTGAACGTTGGGTAAGACCACCTGCGAATGGGTTAGCAACCATTCCGTAACGAGTCTTAAATCCAATTTTTGGCTGGAATGTATCCTGACCAATGCTACGTACCATCTGGAGAGGTACATATGGGCAATAGAAGAGACCTGCATCATAAGGTGAGGTTCCCTTGTAACCCATTACATAGTAGTGATCACTAGCAACGTTTGCGGAATATGGATCAACATAAACCTTAATACGTCCGTTGATTGTACCAGCAAGAGTTGATTGAGTGTCATCAGGTACAGCGTTGGTCTTGCCATTTAGAGGTGAGCTGTAGTCAAGGACACCAGCCATTGCAAGGGCAGAAGCAACATCTGCAGAACAGATGATGAAGTTACCCTTCCCTCTACGAGTCTGTTGACCGATTGCGTTTGCATCACGCTCGATCTGGAATAGTAGACCCTTGAACTTCTCAACCGACCAACGACCGTTTGAATCAACGTCAAGGTCAAACTGACCAGCGACTGCGGTGTTGTTCTGAGCACCAGGCTTAGCAGTTACATAGATAGTACGAACTACTTCGCGGTTGATTTCGGCAAGAACTTCCCCCCTTAGGATATTTGCAAGTTCGGTTTCAGCATCAAGACCATGAATTGCCTTGAGGTCTTGTGCGAGTTCTAGTGAATACTCAGCCTTTAGAGCACGTGACTTTGCAGTTACGGTTACTTTCTCGATCGAGAATGACATTTCACGGAACTCAGTACCACTTTCTCCGAGAGATTCGGAGGCAGCAGTGGTCATACCACCAACTGCAGCGTAGGCACCAGCTGACGCGCCAGCGTCTGGGTTTAAAACTGAAGGATTAGTTGCAGTTTCACCAGCTGCTGAAGAATAAGCACCACCCGCAGCTGTACGACCAGTTAGTGACTCATTGTAGAATACTTCCTTGTCGAATACGTTTGGTGTTGCACCATCACCATCGCGGTCGGAACCGAAGTGTGAACGCATTGCAAAGATTAGTCCAGTAGGACCACTCATTGGCTGAACACCGCAGATGTCATAAGCGATTAGCTTAGGCATCGAACGACGGATGAGTGAAATTAGAACTGGATCGAAACCTGCAACTGGACCAGCTGCAGCTGCTGAACCTGTGAAACCACCAGCACCTGCGGAGTTGGTTGGAGCTTCAGTTAGAAGACCACGCTCTTCGCGGAGGAACTTTTCTTGGTTCTCTAGTAGAACTGCTGTTACTGCTTTTCTGTGTGGATCTGAAATTGACTCGAGCTCTGGATGCTCAAGAATAGGCTTCCACTTTTCTTGAGATTGTTCTGAATTAAACATTTTTAACTCCGTTGATTTTATTTAATCTGTTAATTATTTATAATAAAGTTGTTTCAATCAAGACCATCTTGAGATCGCCGCAGCGTATGCTGCCATTGGACCCTCTAGATTTTCCTGCGCGGAATAATTTTCCGTTAATTCTTCGAATGAAGCTTTAACACGAGCTGTTGGAAAATATGATTCCTTGAGAGTGTTAATTTTCTCTCTATAATTTTCTTCACTCTCAAACTCAACAGATTCAGCTAGAGCAAAAAGTTTTTCAGATTGAGTGTTTGCTAGATTAGCAGATGCTTCCACGATAATTCCATTCTTGATATAATCCTTAACTGATTTGTTAAGTTCAGCATTAATTTCAATCTGTTCGTTGAGTTTAGTTTCCATCTCATCAATTACTTCTGCCATGTCAGAAAGAACATCATATCTTTCTTGTGGCATTTCAATATATGACTCTTTGAAGAGGTTCTTGAGTCCTTCAATGAACTCTTCAGTGAGTTCATTGCGGATACCTTGATCAATAGCTAATTGATTTTCGGCAACCCACTGTTCGGTAACATAATCTAAATGAGTATCAATCTTTTCTTCAAACAGTTCTGCAATTTCTACAACTTCTTCAACTAGTCTTTCTTCGTAGTATGAATCTACACTTTGAAGAATTTCAAAAACTTTGTCACGTACTGCTGCTTCAAAAATTACAGCAGCCTTACTCGCAAAATCTTCCGAAAGTTCTTCACCTTCAATGAGTGCAGATACGTGCTCTTCTACATCAACTTCAATATCCTCTTTCTTTAGTTTCTTAAGAGGAGACTCTTTCTTACCTTTTGTATTACCCGTATCACAACCTTCTTCTTCTGAGATTTCCTCTAGATCTTCATCTTCAGTCTCTTCTGCAACTTTGTTCAGATGTGGCATTGCATCCGCAGGCTTTGCACCAGCGTTTACTTTACTCGAAGACTTAGATACTTTTGAAGCAGCACTCTTACCAATAGAAGCGGTTTCGTGTGGTTTTACAACAGGACCGCCTAGGTCTTCAGCACTACCACTTTGACCAGGGGTGCTTCCGTCGATGTGATCCGCTTTTTCTCCAGGTTTTGCATGAGCAGTTACTTGCTGTTCATGCAAAATACTTTCCTCATATTTTGACATGTGAAAAACTCCCTATTTATGTTTTTTCTAATAATATTTATCTAATTTATAAATTAGACAAGAAATGTTTAAATACTTGAAGTTTTTGTTCCTCAAGTTGTTTTACTGGTGAATTCTTGATAGATTTAAAATATCTATCAATAGTTTGTTCTTTTAGGATACCATTATCCCAAACCCATTCTTTCCCTTCCATAATACCTCTTACGAAGGCATCAGGTGCGGAAGGATCTGCAACAATATCTGCAGCAGTAGATAACATAAAGTCATCTTTAACTACATTAAATCCATTATGTTGTTCAATTGATCCCATACCACGGGATGATACTCCTAGTTTAACTCCATCATCCAGAAGATTTTTTGCAATTTTTCCCATCGGAGTTTCAAGAATTTTTGCTCTACCCACAAAATTTTTATCTTCTGGGTAAAGTTTTACAATTTTATGTGAAACTCCCCCAAGATTGATAGAAGGTCCTTCTGGATGACCAAGTTCACCTAGAGCTCTATCTTGAGAAATATAATTTTCATTATACTTCATAACTTCCCTTTCTAAGATATTGAAAGGATATACTCTATTGTTCCTATTGGTAATATCAGACTGTAGAAATACACCTTCAATGAAGTATGATTTCTTACCTTCTTTTTCTTCTACCAATACTTTAACTTCTTCTATCTGTTCTGTAATAAGTTTCATTTTAGTTTATTCCTCTTCTGAAGATTCTTCATACTCAAATTCTTCTTCAGAAGTTTCTTCTTCCGAAGATTTGGAGTTGAATAGTGAAGCACCAATATCAACTTTTCTTGATTGAATATAATCATTTGCTCTATCAACTAAAGCAGTATTAATTAATTCGGATGCAGTAATGTGGTCATTATCAACCAAACTTTGGATAATATCTTTTGTAGACATAGTATAAACTCCTATTTAATTATTTATATATATCCCTTTTCATAATCCTCAGGACTCATGAAATTAGAGAAATTTTGATCTAATTGTGAATCTGGTTGCGGAGCACCACCCATTGCGTTTGGATCTTGCATACTTGGATCATCACCCCCCGCAGCAGGATCCATCATTGCATTTGGATCTTGAATGATACCCAATTGTTTTTCCGAATCTATTTGTAAATCAATCTCTTCAATTTCCTTATCAGTTTGTTGAAGAATTTGTTTGCGAACATATTCAACAGAAAAATATTTGCCAATAAATGGTTCAATCATATTGACTAAATTCATTCTATTTGTCAAAAGTTCGGAATCTTTTAATTCAGCAAAATGATTGTCAAAGATATAATCATATTGAATATTTTCTTGCATATCTTCCCAGTCTTCAAGAGTAATAATACCCTTAAGGACTAATTGAGTTTTTAAAATATCATCAAATACTTCACTGAATTTTTTTCTTAATCTTCCGATAAACTTAGTAAATTTAACTTCGTCTCTAGAAATTTCTGAACTTCTTCCAATATTAAAAGTTGTATCCGATTCTAATCTAGATACTGGAATGTTTAAAGCTTGATATAATTTTTTTTGAAAATATTTAATATCTTCTAACTCTCCAAGATTTTGACCACCAGGAAGTGTAGTAATTTCTGTTCCTCTTCCACCTTCTCTACGTGGTAACCAGAAATCTTCAAGCATACTCATGTGCTTTCTGTCATCACGAATTTCACCTGTTGCTGAATCATACACAAGTTTATTTCTATAACGATTCATTACCTCGCGGAGATATTGTTCTGCTTTGATCTTAGGAAGATTACCTACGTCAATATAGAAAATTCTTCTTTCTGGCGCGCGGGACAAACGATAGATAACCAGTGAGTCCTCAATCATTCTCAACTGGTTAATTGATTTGATTGCTTTATGTAGATAACTGAGTGTCAAATTACGATTATAATCCATCAAACCAGATGGAACAAATGTAATTGCATCAGGTGCAATTTTTACACCTTGTCCACTGAAACCTTGATATCCCTGTTGAGAATAAATGTAATATTCAATAAAATCTCCATAATCATATTTTGCTGGTTCTGTTCCTCCAGGACCAGGTGATGCCATATATTCTTCTTTCTTTTTTTTCTCTCTTACTTTTTTAATTCTCAAAGGATCAATAAATCTTAACTCCTTGATGCCGTCCTTTGGTTTGTCGAGGTCAATAATTTTATGATAATTAATTCTTCCATCAATATACCACCTTCTAAAAATTTGATGACAACGCTTGTCAAATTTTAAGAGTTTGAGAATGTTGTCAAACTCTTCTCTAATTTTTGTTTTGATTGAATCGCTTGCGTCTAGATTTGATAATTCTACAGCTACAGGTGAAAAATCTAAATCTGATGCAATAGCTTCATTTACAATATCATCAATTGCTGTATCCACTTCTGGGTGAAGTGAAATCTCACGATATTTTTTAATCAAATCAAATTCGTTTTTCGCTACTCCTTCAATATCCAAATAGTGACCAAAATAGCCGCCAACGGATATAGTAGATACTGAGTCATCGTCGGAGGGAGGTGCAGGGGAGATTTCTCTCCCCTTTACTTTCTTCTTACGATCATCAATTGAAAAACCAAATAGTTCTGCCATTCTAAATTTTGTATTTACTTACCTTCCTATTTAGTTATGCATTTCCAGTTGGACTTACGATTTCGAAGAACTGATATTGGAATTCAACGGTGAATTCTTCTACCTGATCATTGCTGTCGTAAGCAACATCAATCGAGGAGACTGATGAAGGCCATGCATTGAAGAACTTATATCTTCTTGTTTTGAGCATCGTTGAGTCATTGCCTGTTGCATCGACATATCCATTTGCATTTTGTCTCTGTGGTGAAACACCATCTCTACCTAACTGGGTGATTGTGAAATCTTGGCAATATGCAAGACCAGTACCACCAGCAGCAGTATATGCTAATTGTGATACGTTTTCAGTTAAGGCGTTGATTCCTTTGTTCCAAGCCTCAAATGCTTTTCTTAGTTTGAAATCGCCATCATTAACGACGGTTACAGTCCAAGGTTCAAAAGTTCTGTCTCCAGCAACTTTTAGCATTCTTCCTCTGAAAGGAACTTCAATAACACCCATGTTATATGCTGGTAATTGTGCAGACTTTACAAGGAAAGATGCTTGACCAGTTAGTTCTTGTTGTGTCGAAACACCGTTCTCAATGGTTGTTAATGATGGAAAATTAAGATTAATTGAGAACAGATTTGGACGGGCACCGCCCTTTATAAGGGCGGTTTTGAAATCCATTAAACCTCTTGCCATTGTTGGTATCTCCGAGAATGTTTACAGAAAAATTATTAAACGGTTACTTCACTAAACGAAACTCCAGTCCTCGTCGCAACAAAGGTCAGAGTGATGAAGTTGATAGAACGACTTGGTTTGATGTAAATATCAGCATTAAACTCATTTGAATCAATCACATCTGGTGTATTATTTGTACCATCACAAACAACTAAGAACTCTTGAACACCTCTTCTTGCTTGAACATCACGAAGGTATGGTTCAATCATGTTGACAAAGGTGTTTCTTGTAATTTCATCGTTGATTTCAAATAGCTGATACTTAGCAAGTCTCGAAATAACTTTCTGAAGTTCTACGAACAGTCTTCTTACGTTAATTCTATCAAATGCACTTGGAACACCAAGGGCAGTTTTATCACCAAATAGAACTGTTCCTTGACCTGGGAACGTTACGATAGGATTAATTCTTCTTACATAGAGGTCATCTCTATCCGATTTTCTTGGGTTGTAAGCTAACTTGATGCAGTTTTTAATTGCACCTCGGGTGAAACCAGCTGGTGAGAACCAAGTTTCTGCATTTAACGTTGAGTTAACACATAGACCAGCCATGTCTGCGGCACAAGGAACATAACGGTAGATATTGTTATATCTGTCGTAGATGTACTTATATCCAGAGTCAAAAGCTGCAAATGATGTACTTGGCAGAGTTTCGAAGAACTCAATAATTTCAAACGTCTTTTCTGAGTTAGGAAGATTAGATAGTGCAGATGTTCTTAATGGAGAAATAAAGGCAAGACAATCTCTTCTTGATTCTGCAACTTCAATGAGTTTATTAGCTCTATCGAAACTAATTGAACCAGGAATGAGATAGTCAATATCTTCTACATCTTCTGGATCTGCTACTAATTGATAAGCATTTGTAATTGCATTTTCAACTATATCTCTCTTAACAGCAAATGGATAATCTTTACCACTACCAAAAACAAATTTTAAAGCTGATGAACCTCCA